AACAACGGGTTCACCACAATCACCTTGACCTTTGATACCAGCACACATGCTGCTGGAGATCAGTTGCAGATCTTTGTTGAAACAGACGAACTGAAAGTGCGTCCGTATGATTTTGGTATAGATGCAGTAGAGCGTATGAAAATTGCTCCACCACAATCCTTGATTGATGCAGACTTTGAATATGGCATGCAGCCAACCAAATGGGTGCAGTTTGCCAGCATGAACGACATGCCTTGTCATTTTGAATTGCCAGGCAGTGATCTACAGATTGGTGCTAATGCGTTTAGCTATGCCACTTTTATTGGTGGTGGTACTGCGGCGGCGAGTACATATCTTGCCAGTCCCGCACAAACCAATATATTATTTCAGAATCAAGGATTTGATGCACTTGGGCAATTGTCTGCTTGCGGACCACGATCAATTACCAACGGTTACTATCTAATCATAGCGCAAGGTCAAGCCGGTCAACCCAACTGTGCAGCAGGTACCACACATATCACTCATGACTTGCCGGTCAGTCCCAAGACCGGTGGAATGTTTCAACGCACATTCACTGTGGCAAATACCGCAGGCTGGAGTCCAGGTGACATTGCCTGCGTGGTTGAAATGCCAGGCGAAGGATTTTTTCCTGGTAGCTTGGTTACATTCCCAAGTGGAGTTGGTATCACAGGAAACAGTGTGGTAGCCACAGTTGCTACTACCGCAGTCACAGCAGGTGTAACTGCTGTAGCTGCCAACAACACAGCAGTGTCAGCTAACGCAATTATCATGGTTGAAACCACACAGTTTGGTGTCTGGGAGGCCATGCAAGTAGCGGCTGGTGGTGGAACCGCTGCTTTGACTTGTATTCGTAACCTATGGGGTACAAATGCTGCTAACGCTACCATTCCGGTAGGCGCACGTATTCGTCAACTGTCAGGCAACGTTGGCGCAGCTCCGGCAGGATCTTTCTTCTCCAACGCTAACGTAGAAATCATGCGTATTGACAGTATTGACAGTTACAACAAGTTCACTGTCACACGCTCATGGTTTAACACAAATGCGAGCCCTACCTTTGGCGCAAACAGTATTGTGTTCAAAGTAAACCATAGTGCTAATTCAGCTTTGGCACAGAACAGTGCCAACATTGAAATTGTAAGAACCACAACAGCTAACCCAGTGCCATTAACAGGGCAAGTAATTGAGCGAGGGCGCCTTGGCACCAGACCATTAAGCGCAGCAGGTCCAGGTAGCCTTGCTATCACATTAACTGGTGCATTTGTGGCAGGGAACACTTCACAGCAGCAAGTGGTGTGCTATGTGCCACAGCACGGTATTGGTATGTACTCAAATGCAAACATTGCCAACTGCTATGTAAGCACATTGAATTTCAGTCAGGCTGTGACAGTGAGCAACATTGAAGGCGTATACATCAATCAAATGAATGATAGAGATTATATCGCTTACTATCCAAAAGTACAACTAAATCAGTTGCCTGGTTACCAGTTGAACCAAAACGATCAACAGGGCATGATACGCCGTGGCGGTATATATTCAGGTGCCAATGTAGTGGTGGCAAATATTGCTTCTAATGTTGGATCACCTAGTTTGATCACGGTGAACACAGTGTACAACCATGGTCTGACTCCTGGGCAAGCAATACAGGTACAGCTAGGCGTTGGTGCTCAAAGCACCGGACAGTTTCCAAACGTGTATGTAGGCGGCACAGGTCAGTTTGTGATTACCAGTACACCTACAGACAAGAGTTTTACATACGTGGGTAAACCCAATCTAGTGGTTCCTGCAATGTCAACTATTAATCTTGGTGTGCCGTTGACAGATTCAGCAATGTATGCAAATGTAACCATATTCCCAACCGGACTGGTCAAGCATCGTTCATTTGATGGCGGTAACAACATTGGCACTAACACACCTGCTCATGGTTATGAGATGACACGTCAGACCAAGAAATACTTCCGTTATCAAAGTGGTAAAGGTACCATGTTCACATCTGGTACTCAATTCATGCCCACTTTCCAGATTGCGAATATCGTTGCAGCAGGAACCAGCATTGGTAGTGCAATTACCATCACTACAGAAAATGAACATGGGCTACAGATTGGTGCAAATGTATCAGTGTATGGTGTAAATAGCACTGGTTATAACACTTTCTATAGAGTAAACTCAGTAACCAATAACAATCAGTTTACAATACTGGCCACAGCGGAATTGGCTACTGTCAATCCGGTGTTCACTCGTACAAAACAACTGGCAACAGATTATCAAGGAGTTAGTTTTCCTCGTGTGACCATAACCAATTGGACTGGTGCTAAGGTACGCACTGGTATTTTTGATGATGGTAACGGAATGTTTTACGAATATGATGGTAATACCTTTTGGGCAGTAAAACGCAGCAGTACCAACGATATTGCCGGTCGCGCACAATTTAGTGTGAACAGTAATTATGTGACCGGAGACAAAGATTGTCGTTGGAGAGATCAACTGAACTCAGGTGATCAGATCATTGTCAAAGGTATGACACACACCGTAACAGATATTATTGCACAAGACGAAATGTATATCACACCTGTGTATAGAGGAGTATTCAACGCTCAAGACACACGTATTGTTAGAATCAGTGAAGAGCGCACACCACAGCGTGATTTTAATCAAGATCGCATGGATGGTACAGGCCCTAGTGGCTATGTAATGGATCTAAAAAGAATGCAGATGGTAGGTATTCAATACACCTGGTATGGTGCAGGCTTTGTAGACTACATGATGAGAGCCATTGATGGTAAAATGTTAATAGCTCATCGTAGCAAAGGCAACAATGTTAATGATGAAGCATACATGCGTACCGGTAACCTGCCGGCACGTTATCAAGCGGTCAACAAAGGTGCACGAACCTGGTTAAGCAAAGCAGTGCCTCCGGCCGAAAGCACAGAAATTCAACTGTATGATGTAAGTGAATTTCCAACTGCTAATGCCACTTACCCTGTAACAGTTCAAATAGGCAACGAGTTTATTAACTATACAGGTGTTTGGACAGCCAACGGCAATCTTACAGGTATAACTCGTGGTACTACCATGAGCAACTTTGTGATGAACGAAACTCGTAGTTTATGGCGTGGGTCAAATGCTGGAGTAGCATGGAGTCCTCGTGGTATGCCTAGCAATGCAGCCTGGAGCAGTCAAGCATTTAATCCACGCTCGGGCGTGTTTGTTGCTGTGGCAGGATATGCTAGTGCTAGCGATGAAACTGCTCGTAGCTTTGATGGTCATAATTGGAGTGCTGGTGGCGCATTACCAAGCAGTTCCAATTGGTATAATATTGCATTTGGACAGCTAGGAGGAGTTGATACTTTTGTTGCTATCAGTAATGCCAGCGGTACAATCTCAGCATATTCGCAAGATGATGGGGCAACCTGGACATCTTTAGCACTGCCAACAGTAGCACAGTGGTCAGGACTAGCATATGGACACGATGAAAACAATGTGCCAGTGTTTGTGGCAGTGGCAGGATTAGGTTCAGCATCAACTGCATCAGCTTATTTAAAATCGCTTGGCACAGGTTGGGTAGCAGGTGGTGCTCTTTCAGCAAGTCAAATGTGGACCAGTGTGGCATTTGGTAAAACCACTGCTAACACCGCAGTGACCAATACCGTAGTATCATTGAATGAAGCAGGAAGAACCAACTATTTCTGTGCGGTAGGCGCGGGTGCCAACATGACCACTGGTACAACAGTGTTTAACTACAGTACCAACGGTGGTGTAACCTGGAGAGCAGGTGCTTTCACGACTTCAGCTGGATATACTGATATTGCATTTGGTAACAATACCTGGATCGCTATCGCAGGTGGTCTAGGCGGTACAGCTGGAACCACAGCTCAGTACATTCATGGAAATCCAGCAGCAGCCACTTGGGCCTTGAGTTCACTACCCAGTAGCTCAGGATGGCGCAGCATTGCCTGGGGCGAAATCTATAGCATGAACAACAGTGCGGTACCTAATGTTGGTATTGCTGGCCAATGGATGGTGGTAAGTGATACTGCCGCAGGACAAGCCTATGCTATTATGACCAATCCACATTTACTAGGCCCCGGTGTGGCACCAACCTGGAATCTAGGAGCCATGCCATTGGCCAGTTCATGGACCAGTGTGGTATGGGGCAAAGGCATGTTTACTGCCACACAGTACACAGCCAGCAGTCCAAACTGGCAGGCAGCGGTTAGCGTACATGGCAATGTGTTCCTAACTAGCGAAATGACCTTGGCCAGCAACTGGCGAGGTCTTGCACAGGGCGACGGTAACGTGGTAGCTGTGCAATATGGTGGCACAGGCGTTCAGGTAAGCTACACAGGTGGTCGCACCTGGAATGGTCCATTAGGACAAACAGGCAATACTACCGGAGCATTAGGTTCAAGTTCAAACTGGACTGCGGTTGCGTACTCGCCAGATGTAGGACGTAATCAACGCGGTAGATTCGTTGCTATTAGTAACACCAGCGGCACAATTAATAACTGGCAAGATGCTGATAACCTCGGTGCTACATGGAACGCAGGTGGAGCATTGCCAGCAACTGCCACCTGGAGTGACATCACCGCGGTTAACAGAACCTTTATTGCAGTGGCCTCTGGCAGCCAAACCAGCGCATTCAGTAGCAATGGTGCCGCGGGTTGGGGTGGCGTTAGCCTGCCAAGCAGTAGCAACTGGAGTGGTGTGGCAGGCGGTATATTCCCAATCTTCCAAGCAAATACCGGCAATGTTTGGTGTGTAGCAGCGGTAAGCAGTACCACAGGAACCATTGCTGCATACAGTAATGTTAGAACCAGTATTGCTGGTCTAACTTCAGCACCAGACGGTGGCAATTCAGGTTTACAAGTGGTAAGCCTTTGGGGCACAGCCACCCTGCCTGCATCAGCCAGTTGGTCAAGTGTTGGCTACGGATACGATAGTGTTACTACAACAGGTAGATTTATTGCAATAGCGTCAGGATCAGCAGACACTGCAATTAGCGTTGATGGTGGCATGACATGGACAGCAGGCGGCAACTTGCCAAGCTCCAGCTTGTGGATAAAAGTTGCATACGGTTCAAATGGTGTTTGGGTGGCAATTGCTAACAACAGAGATACTATTGCAGCCTACAGTAGAGATCAGGGTCTAAATTGGGTATCAAGTGCATTCTCAACAGCATGTAATTGGACCAATGTGATTTATCAGGATCGTCATCAACATTTTATTGCGATTTCAGGTGATGCGACTAACTCCAGTGCTAATGTGGCACTAAGCAGACCAACAGCAGGTGTTGCTCTGCATCACACAGCCAACACTGGTGTGCGTGTTGTAAGTGTAACAGCCAGTCCAGACTTGAATCACTGGGGTAGTGCGGTGATCATGGACGGCGGCTTTACAGTTGACCGTACCTATACCTTTACCTATAATGTAACAAACTACAACGTGGTTGGACATCTTGGTCAACCGCAGACCATGTTCATGATGAGACTAGCACCAAGTATCAGCAATGCACTCACCGGTGATCTAGGTGGTAAGGAATTGATTAACCGTGCGCAGGTGCTGCTGGTTGGTATGTATGTGAACGTGGGTTCTGCAGCAGCACGTTTCTTGGTGCAAGGTGTGTTGAACCCAACCAACGTGGTAAGTGCAAACTGGAGACCGTTGAATGCTGCGCCTACATTCTTGCAACCCAGCTTTACTCAGTTTGTAGCAAATGGACTTGCAGCACCAGTTGCAACCATACGTCAAATTGAATTTGCTGCAAATGCAACTGTAGGACAGGGTGGACAACAACTTGCTGCCACAGGCGGTGAACAGGTGTTTTCAATTCCGGTTACACAAACCAACTCTGGTTACCTAGATCTAAGTGCAATCAAGGAGATCACTTCCATGGTGTTACCAGGATCAGGCAGTTATCCAAATGGTAACGAAGTGTTGGCTATCAACATCATTCCAATCACAGCAGTTGGTAGTAACGTTGACATTCAGCTGACATTCATTGAATCTCAGGCATAAAACGTGTAATGCTCAAAAAAGGGCCTCAGGGCCCTTTTTTGTTATCTAGCTCTACCCATAAATACACTATAATCTGAGATTGTAATGGCACTAACCAGACCGCGTTATAGCAACATAGTTGACACAGACTACAAGGCCAGTTGTAGAGTAGTAACCACGACCAATGTTACACTTAGTGGTGGCGCCCCAAGTACCTATGATAGTGTGAGCTTTAACATTGGTGATAGGGTGCTGGTCACAGCGCAAAACATAGCTAGTCAAAACGGGATATACCTAGTACAGAGCGTAGGCACAGGCAGTAACGGAACCTGGGTACGAAGTTTTGATGCCAACGACGGCGAGAGATTGACAGCAGGTTTACAAACCAACATTTCCGAAGGTACTTATGCAGGAAAAAACTGGCGACTTACTACACCTGATCCTATCACGGTTGGTTCAACTAATCTAACCTTTGTAGAAGGTACCACAGTAGCATCAGGTGCCAATCGTAACTTACAATTCAACAATAGCAGTACACTTGCAGGCGCAACTGGTTTAGACTATTATACAGGTAATTTGGCACTGGTTACCAGTGGAAATATTCATGCCACTGCTAATCTCATAGCAGGAGCTGTGTACACCAATCAACTGTTATGGCAGGCAAACAGTCAACCTGTTGCACTTACAGGTAATATTAATCCAACTATCTATGTGGGTAACACACAGGTTTCTACTACAGTGACACGAGTAGATACACTACCAGCCGCAGGCAATGCCTACGTGCGTTGGAACGTAGTTGCCAAAGATCAAGTTAACAACAGATACAGATTCGTTACTATTGAATCAGTAAATGACACCAGTAGTGTTTACTATAGCGAGTATGGCAGTGTAAAATCAAATGCTGCGGCTGAAGTAGCAGAATTTACCAGCAACATCAGCAGTGGCAATATCAATCTATGGGCTACCGGCGACAGTGCCACAGTGTATGTTAACTTTCAACGTACCATGTTGGGATCCTTTGCGCCAACCGGATATATAAACAATTTTGGTCCTATTGGTCCTGCAGGTACGATTGCTGAAACCAGCAGTAACATAGTTACCACAGCTACCAGTGCTGCTACCAGCACCACCACAGGTGCTTTGCAAATTGCAGGCGGTGCTGGTATAGCAGGCAATGCATACATTGGCGGCAATGCAGTGGTAGGCACAGATCTCACGGTGCTAGGTAACCTGTATGTACAAGGCGATCTTACTAGAATTAATGCAGCCACTATCACAGTAGAAGATCTTAATCTAACACTAGCCAACGGTGCAGCCACAGCAGGAGCGGCCAACGGTGCAGGTATCAGTGTGGATGGTCCTGCTGGTGCACAGATTGTTTACATTGCATCAGGTGATCGTTGGAATCTAAACAAAGATACCAAGGTTAACAATTTATATTCAGGTGGAATTTATTGGAGTGGTAACAATGCTGTGCTGCGTACAGGTATCAATTACTACAACAGCGCCAGCGCACCAACCAATCCAAACTATGGCGATAAATGGTATGACACCAGCACAGATATCTTGTATGAATGGCAGACCAGTGATGGTGCAAACGGTTTTTGGGTTGATGTAGGCAGTCTTGCTATTACATCAAACAGTGCCATCACTGCAAATATTATTACTTCAAACATAACCTCACTCACTGGTAATATCTCATCCACAGCTAATATTTCTTTTACGGGCAATATTACAGCGGCCAATATAATTACCAGTGGAGAATTGTTTGTAACAGGCACAGCTTGGGCATCTTATGCAGTTTTATGGACAGCAGACGGAGTTTCGCAGCCTGATATTGGTAACGGTACACTCGTTGGAAAGTTCAAAAGAATTGGTAAAGTGGTTTTTGTACATGTAACACTAACCACGGGTACTACCACCACATACGGTTCAGGTACTTGGCGGTTCAGTCTGCCATTGCCGGCAACAAGTTCTAGAGCTGTAACTGTTCCTGCTTTATATCTTGATAACGGCATTGCGTATCATGCGGGGCAAGCTATAACAGAATTTGCAGGCAACACATCATTTGTTTCTGTGTTGTCAGGCGGCAGTCCAATGGCTCCAGTTACTTCTACAAATCCATTTACTTGGGTTGGCGGTGACTCGCTAACAATTAATGGATCATATGAAGCAGTATAGGGATAGATAATGGGATTTCCAACTACACCAACAAACGGACAACAAGCCACAGTAAACGGTATCACATATCAGTACGTGAGTGCTAAAAATGCCTGGAATAGAGTCACAGGGTCGTTTTCAGTGATTGGCGACATCACACTGGCAAATGTAAGTTATCAGGCCAACTCGGCTATACCAAAAAGTTATAGTGATGTTTTGAGCGTGACTTTTGGAATGTAAGGAAACAAAATGCAAAAATTAAAAAAACTTTTTAGATCAGATTACGCAGGCGAAACCATGACCACCAGCAGCACCTGGGCTGGCAGTGAATGGACATACGCTCAAGAGTACATTCCTAATGCAATTACCAACCAACATCTGTCTAGACGAGCAGTGGTTATTGGCAACGGGTCCAGTAGAAAAAACTATGAAATTAATCTTTTGAAAAATCATCGCGCTGGCATACTTGGAGCACTGGCAGTACAAACCTATGGATGCAATGCTCTTTATAGAGATTTTACACCAACTTTTCTTGTGAGCACAGGCACAGAAATCAGTGCAGAAATAGCCAACAGCGGCTATTGTGAAGATAACATTGTGTATGCAAATGCTGAAGTTGTTGCTGCCCATCCGCAAAAGTTTTATCTTGTGCCACAAGACATACATTATGATTCTGGGGCACTGGCTGTGTACCTAGCCTGCTTTGATGGACACAAGCAGATATACCTGCTCGGGTTTGATAACTGGACCGGCGAAGGAGATAACAGTAACATGTATCTTGAAACCAATGGTTATGGCAGTGCTAATCAAGAGCCTGCTCATAATTTTTGGACAACCACTTTAAAACACATCATGGAAACCTATCACGAAGTACAATTTACTAGAGTCATGCCTACGTCAGGCTGGTGGTGCCCTGAAGCATGGAAAAATTGTTTAAACTTTAATCAAATAACCTATAAAGAATTCACACTGGCTATTGACTTATAGAATTTTTTCTAAGGTTTTGATTTTAGAGATTACAGTGCTGAATTTGAATGTGCGCCAAACACCGGGGTGTAAAGGCTTTGGATAGTGTTCTAATGGAACCCAACAATAACCATTGTGTTCGCTGTTCAATACTGGAATGAATTCTTCTTTGACCGGTATTAGAAAAGTATGATAACAAAAATTGTTGCCTTCGCTGGTAAATTTTTCTAAAGGAATAATCTTTAAACTGCCAGCATCCACGTCAATTTCTTCTTTGATTTCTCTTACTAGAGCTTGGGAAACTGTCTCTCCGGGTTCTACCGCTCCGCCGACCATGCCCCAGGAGTGTTTGTGTTTTTTTTGAGTTCTAAGTAAAAATAGATATCGTTTGGTTTGAATGCTGTAGATTAAAGCGCCACACCCGACTAGATTATTATGGTCCATTTACCTTCTCTATATATGCCTTCATAACTACGGACCCAGCTTTCACCATCCCAGTAGAATTGCACATTGGTATTTAAGTTGGTAACATAGTGCTCATCAATATTGTTTTGACTATCAAATTTTACCTGCCATCTGGTGCCATTGTACTCAATAATATCATTGGCATTTGCATAAAAAGGTATGTCATTGGGACTCCAGGCCTTGGCAAAATCAGTGTTGTTAATGTTGTTTATAGGTTTTAGAATTAGATATCGTGTACCAATTTCAACTTTGTATGCACCTGTGTTACTGTCTATCAGCAGTTGATCAACATTGACCTTTTGTGGGTCTATGATAGCATTCACTGGTGACAGCGTGTTAGCTGGCAGAGTATCAATAAAAGGTTCATACAAAAGCAAAGTATCATCCACAGGATGAAATGCAACTGTGCCTACAATCTCAGACCCATCTGGTTTTTGCAAGCGTATTTCACTGGTACCGTTTTTTAATACTCCATATAAACTCAAAAAACCACTCCAACTGTCTGGCTTGCCTGATCTTATTAAATCAAGTTCTACTGTGTTGGCCTGATCATTGTTAGTAAGGTCAGTGTCAAAAGGATCTTGTACTGGTTCATCATATTTTACCAACTGTAGTGTGTTTCCTGTGTACATGATACCATATCTCATGGGCACCCATGCTCTGCGTGTGAGTATTAGCTCCGGGTCATTGATAGCTTCTTCAGGCACATTACTTGTGGTGCTATCAAAAATAGAACTGATAACCTTTTGTACCACCCCTAGTTTTTTCAATTTAGCAGGCGGACTGATCCAGATTGGTATATCAAAAGTCATGGTAGCTACACTGAGTGGATCTTCAATGCCAATAGGCACGGTTCTACTGTCCCAACTGACATCTGTTAAATTAACCACGCTGAGACTGGTCCAGTCTATGTAATTGTCTGTGCTCTGTATTTCCAGACTAGGATTAAAAAGTGTACACAGTTGTTCAATCAGTTGTAGTTTTTGTTCGGTGTTGCTGGTCCAAATATCCAGTTTGAGTGTGAGTCTATATGGCACAGGCATGTGTCGTTCAACTGTAAAACTTTCGCCTTGTTCACTGGTAGGAATGCCGGTGTCAGGATCAAACCGTCTTTGTCTAATATGCAGTTTACTAATATGAAAAGGTTCCTGCATGCGCTCACGGTCGTATTGTAAAGCAGTAATATAAACTGCCATGGCAGGCACAGTGTTTAGAGCATTTTCACTCATGCCTTTGAGAATGTGTTGAGCTTGTCTGCTGGCATCACCATAGAACACAGGCACAGTTTGTAGGGCCAATTTGCCTGTAACAGCATCTGTGGTACCAAATTGTACTTGGAAATTGCTGACCATTCTCATAAACTGCATTAAGAATTTGCGTATCTGCTCATCGTAAAAAAATTGAACTGCCATTAGTTGTCTGCCCTTGGTGATAATGCCTTGCTTAGGCTCACACGTTCAGAAACAGTGCTGCCATTTGCATCAGTCCATGTGGTTGTGTTGTTAACAAAACCAGACCGTTGAGTTTTGTTATCAACTGCCCCGGGTGTTAGATTGGTTCTTACACTGTCTTCAATCTTGACCCATTTTTTTCCGTTATATCTAAAAAGTCTATTAGGCACAAAATCCAATCTTAAAAAGTAATCTCCTGACTTTGCACCAGTTGGAAAAGCCACCCCCATGCTTACTTCAATGCCATTTGGTGCTGATCCATCTCCTGTTAGGTACCCTTGAACTTTAGACGCAGGAGCTGCATTACCACTTGACCCATCTAGATCTATGGTTTTGCGTAGAGTTATGATTTCGCCGCTGGCAATGGTGGTGTTACTGCTGATTATTATTCCGCTGTTGCCAAGTATACCAGTGACAACCACGCCGGCATTGGCAAAAATATTTGACGTGCTCACAGTGGCACCAATAATTGCAGCCCTTGCATTGCCTACTAGCAATCTGTTACTGTTCACTCTTGTACTGGCAGCAATCAAACTCACCACAGAAGAACCGCTGGCATCAACATTGCCTGAGGCAATGTTTTGTCCACTAGGAGCAGTTAGTTGTCCGTTGACACCTCTAGTTACCACGTATAGGTTAGCATTATCATAACCACTTTTGGGTAATAGAACTTCGGCCTGCGCCACAATGGTTTCTGTGATATCAAGATACTTTTCGTAAGTGCTTACAATATCACCTATGCTGGTAGCATTGGCGTTGGCAGTAAATGGATCGCTATCTGCTGCTATGCGATCTAGTATGTCCTTGTATTCTTGACCGTCCACTAGAGGTTGTAGTTTTACACGCCACAAGTGCGGATACCAAGTGGGACTAAACCCTTCTGCTGCCCAACTGGCATCTGATACCACATAATATCTTTTGATTGCAAAAGGCACTGATTGGTCTAAACTATGATAATCTTTGAGGTGCATAAGCTCTAGTACATCGCCGGCTATTATTTTACGGCCCACAGTTTGCACCATGTCATTTAAATGAAAAGTCATGAACTGTGTGCCTGCTGCTAGAAATATACCAAACTGTTGCAGATCAAAATCTTGATCTTGTTTCTGATATATGCCACGCAAGGTATAGATATCCGGGTCATATTTACGATCACGGTTTTCTAAAAACAGTAGATCTTGGATGTTGAGTTCGCTTTGACTAGCATAGGCAGGTTTAGTAGCATCTGTGCCGTCACCGCTTTCTGATCCTAGGTATTTGTGTAGATGTATGCCCGTGCCGCCCACAGTGAACATTTCGCTGATTCTACGATCTATAAATTTGTAATCATTGGCTTTGTTTTCGCGCCAGAGGCTCAAACGTGGCATTTTTCAACCCTTATTGTTATATTTAGCTGTTCTAGCATGGTTGACAGAATAGCTCAAACTGCTATATAATTAACTGTTACAACAAATTAGGAGCAAAGCATGGCTACCAAAGCTGTTGCAAAAAAAGCAGCCACACCCACAGTTAAAAAGAGCGGCGTTAGGCGCAAACATTTGCCAGACGAAAAGTACACTGGCAGTGAACCCCAGTGGGACACAGAACTTGCACTTAAAATGACAGACGAGGAGTTTGATCATCATCTGCGACGCAGTTTTTATTTTTATAACTATCATTATGCAGTTAAAGACCTAAAACCTGAGTTTGTCAAATGGTTGCAAGAACAAAAACATTTTGAAATTAGCAAAGCAGATCTTAGCAAGATCATTAAAAGTCGCTGGGTGCCCATGACTGCCTGTAGTTTAGTAATGGCACATGGTGTGGGCATGCCATTGCGCGGACGCACTCTTGAATATCTAAAAAACAGTGTGCAGGAAGTGTGTTTGAAATATGATTATTACAAAGAAGGCGACGAACAGCCCGTGGAAGAGGCACCTGTGCAGGCCAAAGTGCCCACTATTCAAGATCGCTTGAATGAACGTACCAGTGAATTGCTAGGCGAACTAGAAGGGCATTATGACGATGTGTGTGAAGGAAAAACATCTTTTGATGCTTACAAATTTCTTACCAGTAACAATGTGGTGCAAGGTCAACTCAGCAAGTATGAGGCACTGTATGCTGCTAGAAAAATTGAATTGGATGCTGCATACAACGGCTTGGATGCTGATCTAGTTGAAGGCTACAAACACTATCGCGCAGCGGACTGGAAACGTATATTTGCCTGGATAGACAATCTGTTCACAGCCATAGAACAATATCGTGGAGTGAAAAAAGCCAGCAAGAAAGCACGAGTCAAAAAGGCTCCCAGCAAAGAAAAATTGGTAGGCAAGCTCAAATACTGCAAGGACTTTGCGCAGCTGAAGATTGTGAGTATCAACCCTGCAGAAATTGTTGGTGCACAAGAGCTTTGGGTTTACAACACCAAGACTCGCAAGCTGGGCAAATACATATCCAGTAACAGCGATGGACTTGTGGTCAAAGGCACAACCATTGAAAACTTCACAGACAAAAGCGTGAGCAAAACACTTCGCAAGCCTGAGCAACAACTGTTGGAGTTTAATAAAAGTACCAAGGTACAATTGCGAAAGTTTTTAGAAAGCATCAAGGCCACAGAGACCTTGCTAAACGGACGTATCAACACTGACACTGTGCTGCTACGAGTACTCTAAGTCCAAACCCCCGTCTGCATAAATACAGCAACGGGGGTTTCTTATGGCCACACTAAAGCCAGGACTGAATTCTAAACAACACTTGATCACTGATAGCTTGGGCACACCGGGCCCTATTGCCTACGACGAAACACAGTACGACAGCGTGGCAAAAAAACGCAAAGAAATAGAAGACTATGTGCGTTTTCGTTTGGGCGATGGCATGGTTGATGTTGAACTGGATCCGGATCATTATAGAGTGGCCATTGATAGAGCACTGCTTCGCTATCGTCAACGTGCTGGCAACGGTGAAGAAGAAAGCTATGCATTTTTAGAACTGCTGCCAGAAACACAAGAATACATCCTGCCGGAAGAAGTCATGACTGTGCGTCAAATATACCGCAGAGGTATTGGCAGTGTAACGGGAACCACTGCCAGTCAATTTGAGCCATTTGCCAGTGGCTATCTAAACACCTACATGCTGGTAGCGGGACGAGTGGGCGGGCTGCTCAATTATGAACTGTTCAGTCAGTATCAGGAACTGGCCATGCGCATGTTTGGCGGACACATGAATTTTACCTGGAATCCCATGAGTAAAAAGCTCACCTTGATTCGTAAGATTCCTGAAACCGGACATGTTTACAAGCGTGTGAACAGCTTAACTGCCAGCGGTACCACAGCAGGCAGTACCATAACTATTACCTTTAGTGATGCCTGGAACGAAATCGTTGTAGGAGGCACCTTAGTTATTGCCAACTGTCCTGTGACTGGATATAACAATGCCTATGAAGTGCTTACTGTGGACAATGACAGCAAGGTGTTTACTATGGAAGCTCTTGGCAATCTAGGATCAGCCGCAGTGACCGGCAGCGACAGAGATCGCACCAGAGCATACAGTCCACAGAGCGATGATCCAGCAGAAACAGTTTTGCTGCACATCTATAACAAAAAGCCAGACAGCATGTTATTAAATGACAGTCGTATCTTTCCTTGGTTACAAGACTACTCTTTGGCAGTTGCCAAAGACATGCTTGGACAAGCAAGAGAAAAGTTTGCGACCATTGCAGGACCACAAGGTGGCACACAGCTTAATGGTGGTGCACTAAAAACAGAAGCCAAGGCTGAAATGGAAGCACTTGAAGAAGAATTGAAACGTTTTTACGATGGCAGCATGCCATATACATGGGTTATTGGGTAATGAAAATTAATGAGATCATAAACGAAGTACGTGCGGGTGAGCCCCCTGGTAATTATAAACAATCCAGTGCAGGACTGCATACTTTCAGCGACGGAGAAAGAGCAAATACGGACTACACTCACTATCGCCTTGGGCTAGCATTAGCCTGCGCAGACGGTAAAGGGCAGCTGATTGATATGGATCCAAAAACCTTTTACGGTAAAAAACACACAGCTCATCCTTATACACAAGAGGAAGAAGACATGCTCAAACAAAGCTATAAAATAGTAGGAGCAAATTACAAAGATTTAAATAAAGGCAATCTTAACAGTATGGAAGTTCCAGAGGTAAACAAAACTAGTCCAACAGCCAAACCTAAGAAAAACAAGTACGGTGTTTGACCACCGAAGCAGTTTTAGTTTATAATGCCCCTAAGGGGGCATTTTTTATGATCATTGGTATCAGCGGATTTATTGGTTCAGGCAAAGACACAGCAGCCAATTACTTGGTTGGCTTTCACGGATTCAGAAGAGACAGTTTTGCTGGCGCACTGAAAGATGCTGTGGCCACAGTGTTTGGGTGGGACCGCGAACTGCTAGAAGGCCTTACACCTGAAAGTCGTGCCTGGCGCGAGCAAGTAGACACCTGGTGGAGCCGGCGACTGGCCATGCCTCATCTCACGCCCCGCTGGGTACTACAGCACTGGGGCACAGAAGTATGTAGGCAAGGATTTCATGACGACATTTGGATTGCTGCTCTTGAAAACAGACTACGACAGCGCACAGGTGACACAGTGATAACAGATGTACGTTTTCCCAACGAAATCAAGGCTATCAGAAATGCAGGCGGGATTCTTTGTTGGGTAAAACGTGGAGAACTTCCTGAATGGTATGATACTGCTTTACTAGAAAACACAACGCCTTTGGATAAGCAATGGTTACTAGAAGATGCGCATCAGCTTATGCCTCAAAAATATCCAAGAGTGCATGCCAGCGAATGGGCTTGGGTAGGTACTAGATTTGACCACGAAATTGATAATAACCATTCAGTGGAGCATTTGTATAATCAACTCAAAACCCTGGTACAGGTTCAGCAGGCTTCCATGGCAACCGCTCTTGATATAATACTTGCTGGCAGTTAAGACACACAGTGCGTAGATTTATTCTATCATTGTTTTTCAAATTACCATCAACATGAAACACTTGTAATTGTTTATCTGGTAGTTTGGCAATAAAATCACAATGGTCACACTGTGCTTTTTTCCTATAACCTGCCCTGTACCATGCTGGTATCTTTTTTGGTACACGTTTGCCTTTGCGTATGCAAGCATCACACCTTGATCTAAAGTGTGTGACCCCTTCAGAAATGTAGTTTACAGCCACTGGTCTTGAGCAGCAGGCTGGGCAAAGGTCTCTTTTCATAACTGTATTTATTTGCTAAACCTTGGCAAAGGGCTCTATAACCACCCAAAATTACCACTTCCAAATAAATATCTATAACATGATTTTTGTCAAAGGAAAATAACATGGCAACTTTAGTTTCTCCAGGATTAAGCGTAACAGTAACAGACGAGAGCCAATATGTACCCGGCGGTCCGGGCACAGTACCATTGGTGGTTCTAGCTACTGCGCAAGATAAAACTTCACCATCAGGCGGTACTGCAACAGGAACCACAGCAGCCAAAGCCAATCAACTTCAAGCGTTTGGCAGTCAGCGTGAACTGATAACTGCTATGGGATATCCAGTGTTTAAAACATCAGCAGGCAGTCCAATTCACGGCGATGAGCAGAATGAGTATGGTTTACAAGCAGCATACAGCGCCATGGGTCTAGGCAACAGAATGTTTGTTCTGAGAGCAGACATTGACCTTGATCAATTAACAGCTACCAGTGTGCGTCCAAAAGGCACTGTTGATGATGGATTTCATTGGTTTGATCTTGCCAATTCAGATTTTGGATTATTCCAGTGGGATAACACTAATCAAGTGTTTGTCAAGCAAGATATCACAGTGCTTACCAGCACCGCAGATGTAAATTTTCCAGCATCAGGCGGAGATCCTTACACACCAAAAGAAAGTGTTGGCGAAGTAGGATCATATGCAGTGATTGCCATTGATGATGACAATCCGGTATTTTATAAAAATTCAAGCAATGCATGGGTAGCAATTGGCAGTACTGATTGGCAAAAGGCCTGGCCTACTGTGCAGAGCTCTTTTGCAACCTATGCAGGCAATGAAGTATTGGCTGGAACACAGGTAACCATTAACACAGTCACAGTCACCATCACAGCAGCAGGTGCGAATGCCACAGGTACAGAAGTAGTCACCGCAATTAATGCTGCATTTGCAGCCAACTATGGGGATGGTATTCGTGCAGAAATTGATACTAACGGCAGACTAATTCTCCGCGCCACATCCGCTGCAAAAAGCGATGGCTCAACTGCTGACGGTATTATTGTTATTGCTGACGATGCTGGTGCAGCTGATCTAGGATTCACTGGCGGACAAGATTACTATGCTCCAATGTTAGACTTTGGCAAGTATACAGATGTTCCAACCTTTGCCACAGGTGAAGCTACTCCTGCACCAACTGGAAGTTTATGGGTTAAAACCGGTGCAGTTGGTAATGGTGCTGACTGGATTATTAAAAGATTCAATGGTACCACTGGAGCATTTGCAACACTAGCAGCTCCCTTATATGAGGACAAGGCTTCAGCTCTATATGGTTTAGATCCTCTGGGTGGTGGTTTCAATCTAGCGGTAGGAACATTGTATGTAGACTATTCAACACTGGCTAGCTATCCAGGTACATTTAAAATCTGGAGACGCTACAAGAGTGGAGTTACCAAGGTAACCGGTGCAGTGCCAGCGAGCACTAATCCATTTACAATTGGACATACCTTTAGACTGGCAGTAACACAGCCAGAGCAGGCTACCATTGACGAATACAATTTCACCATAGCAGCTACCAGTGTTGATGCATTTGTAACATTGATCCTAAGCAGAGCTATTCCAAACGTGTTTGCTTCAAAAGAAAGTTCTGGTGCAATCAGTATCACACACAAAGCCGGTGGAGACATCTATCTTATTGACACCACGGCTGGTGTAAGCAATCCATTAACCAACGCAGGATTTACCACATCTACCAGTGGACTGCTTGTTGAAACTGTAGGATCATATTCAGGATCATTATTAGCCACAAACTGGGCTGTGCTAGACTATACCTACAGCGTTGAAGAGCCTTATGTGGCACCTGCAGATGGTTCACTCTGGTACTATGGCAGTGCTGTGGAAGCAGATGTAATGATTTGTACCACTACTGGATGGAAAGGTTATCGTACTGTTACCAGCGACTCTCGTGGATATAATTTAAGTAACACTGATCCTAATGGTCCAATTTTCTCTGCCAGTAGACCTGTTTTACAAAGTGACGAAACTGCCTTGGTAGCAGGGGACCTTTGGGTAGACACTGGGGATCTAGAAAACTATCCAGTGATTTATCGTTACAACGGCAGCAAGTGGATCGCGATTGACAATACCGACACAATCACACAGAATGGTATCCTATTTGCTGACGCACGTTGGGATGCAGATGTAAATGGAGCAGGAACTAGCATTGGTGGAATTCTTGATCCAATCAGTGGCGATTTGCCAGTTATAGCTGATATGTTGCTCAGTAACTATATTGATTTAGACTGCCCAGACTATCGCCTGTATCCACGTGGAACCATACTTTGGAATACTCGTCGTAATGGATTTAACGTTAAACAATATGTGAGTGAAGCATTCACCACAGATACCTATCCTGATGCACCTGACACTGGAAACAATACCATTGGTACAATTCCAACACAATCAACTACCTGGGTTTCAGCCAGCGGTAATCAAGATGATGGTAGTCCTTACATGGGCCACAAAGCACAACGTCGTATGGTAGTCAAGGCTCTACGTGCTGCTATTGACAGTAACACACAAATTCGTGAAGAACAGTTTGTGTTTAACTTGATTGCATGCCCTGGGTATCCTGAATTGCTTTCTAACATGACCGCTCTTAATAACGATCGCGCTAATACAGCATTTATTATTGGTGATACTCCATTGGATCTAGTTCCAGATACAATTGAGCTGACCAACTGGAGCAACAATGTAGCTACCACAGCAGATATCTATACAGGAATTTTTTATCCTGCAGGACTTACCAATGATCTAAATGGCAATGAAGTAGTGGTGCCAGCAAGTCATATGGCTCTAAGAGCTTTGATTCGTAATGATCAGATTGCTTATCAGTGGTTTGCACCAGCAGGCGCACGCCGTGGTTTAATTGACAATGCCACAGCAGTTGGTTATCTTGATTATGCAAGTGGTATTTTTACCAAGATAGGAGTACGTCAGAGTCTGCGTGACAGTCTGTATACTCTAAGACTAAATCCTATTGCTAATCTTCCTGGTCTTGGGCTGGCTATATTTGGACAGAAAACTCGTAGTCCAATTCCACAGAGCACAGATAGAATCAATGTGTCACGTTTGATTAATTATATCAGAAGCATCTTAGGAGGTATTAGTAACAGCTTCCTGTTTGAACCAAATGATAAGATCACAAGAGATCAAATCAAACAAGTAATTGAAGGCGCTATGAACGATCTAGTGGCCAAGAGAGGTGTATACGATTATCTAGTGGTGTGCGACGAAAGTAACAACACCAGTGATCGTATCGCAAGAAATGAATTGTATGTTGATATTGCTATTGAGCCTGTGAAAGCAGCTGAATTCATCTACATACCAATTCGCTTGAAGAATCCAGGCACACTAGCTGGAGCAGGAGCTTAATAGGCTTATATTATGAAGCGGCACCAGCCGCTTCATAGTTTGCCAAAACAAGCTAAATAAGAATGTATAGGAGACAAATAACATGTCTGTAGCATCACTAACAAGATTCACAGTGCCCTTGGCTTCAAACCAAAGTGCCAGCGCACAAGGTTTACTAATGCCAAAATTGGCATACCGTTTCAGAGTTTCTTTTGAACAGTTTGGAGTAAGTCAACCAACCACAGAATTAACCAAACAGGTTATGGACTTTACTCGTCCAAGTGTACAGTTTGGGGATATCACTGTTGACGTTTATAACAGCAAGATCAAATTACTAGGTAAGCCAGAATGGCAGGACATCACCGTAAACCTAAGAGACGATGCTGGCGGAAATGTAAGCCGATTGGTTGGCGAACAGTTACAAAAGCAATATGACTTTATGGAACAGGCAAGTGCAAGTTCCGGTATTGACTATAAGTTTATCACACGTTGTGAAATGCTAGATGGCGGCAACGGCATTCTACAACCAAACGTGCTTGAAACATGGGAAATTTATGGATGCTATGTATCTCAAGTGCAGTATGGCGAAGTAAACTATGCTAGCGGTACTGACATGGTCAAAATTCAACTAACAATCAAGTTTGATAATGCAGTTCAAACACCGCTTGGATCTGGTGTTGGAGGAGACGTAGGAAGACTGCTAGGTATTACAGCTACTGGTTAAACAGTTTAGAGGTAATTTTAAACCCGGGATTTCCCGGGTTTTTTTATGAGATAAATATTAAAAAAGGTTACTATGAGTATTAACCCCTACTTACAACAAGTCTCAAACAACAGCACGGTGCATGATTATGCACATGCTGATCGTATATTTCGTACTGATGCCTTTAGGTTACATCCTAAATTTGCATTCTTATACTATGTAAGAATAAATCTAGCACCAGACTATACTCTGTTGAAAGGTACACATAAAACTGAAATTGGTAGCTTGGTTAAAACTGTGTCCTTGCCTAAGTTCACAGTGGATACCAAAACACTTAATGCGTATAATAGAGTCAACCTGGTACAAACCAAATTAAAATACGATCCAGTGGTAATTAAATTTCACGACGACGGCGCAGACATCATTAGAGAATTTTGGTACGATTATTATAGTTTCTATTTTAGAGACAGTGATCATGCTACGTCACTTTATCAAGGCGGACACAAATATAACCTAAGACAGACAGACCAATGGGGCTTTACACCACGACCCACCGGTGGTAAAGAATCAACTGCATCTGTAACACAATTAATAACAGACATACAGATTTTTAGTTTTCATAATAAAAAATTCAGTGAAGTGACCTTGCATAATCCTACCATAACCAGCTTTAGACACGGAGATCATGATTATGCTCAAGGCACCGGACTGCTTGAACATGAAATGACAGTTGCTTATGAAACAGTGACCTATGCCAGCGGATTTTTTACAGAAGAAAACTTTGGTTCAGACATGCTACTCAAGTATGATACCACTCCTAGTAACATCTCTCCTGCAAGTGTGAACGGAGTACCTGGTCAGGATGTGTTATATCAAAACGGGCAGGTGTTCAAACCAGGAAGTCAAACAGTGCCTTTTAGAGGCGGTAATACCAATGCTCCAAACTCACTCTCACTAAGTCCAAAAGCTGGTTCTCAGTTTCTTAGATCAGGATCTAATATCACAGGTCCTCTAGGTAGAGTAGGACAACAAACTGGAACCAATATGTTTGGTACACCTGCTGGACAGAGAGGCAAGTCTAGTGTGTTTGGTACAGCAGCACAAGGAATACTTTCAGGCATGATAAGTTCAGCAATAAGAGGCAGAAATCCTCTCAGTCAGTTTTCTGCTCCTAATGCCAGCAATCTTTTGTATCAAGCTGGTAGTGCAGTGGGCGGAGTTACAGGACAAAAAATTATTGCGTCTGCGGGTTTATTGCGGGCTGGACAAACCATTGCAAGAAATGGAGTTGGACCTGGGAATTTTGGCACTGTGGCAGTTGCCATAGGTGCACTTGGACAATTGGGAGTAAGGCCAGAAAACATACTGCCAAATGTTTTTGGCGGTAGGGCCACAACCAATGGCAGCAGAGTTGCACGTACCAGTGGACCAACCGCAGTGACATCCTCGCCTAACTTTCCCACAGTGAGCACTCCTGCCAATAATAGCACTAGTTCGTATTACTCAACTCCAAATTACAGTGACGGACGTTCAGTGACTATCAATGACAGTAGAGCCACTTTTCCGTCAAGCAATCAGGGTAGGCCAAACAATGGATTCACAATCTAATGTCTAATTATAATAATGTTCAACCTATAGATACAGGTTCTAGATCAGCTGGTTTTGATCCAGGCACATATTTTAACAATTTAAGTTTTGCTCCTTTGGAAATATCAACCAATGTCAGCCATGCTGTGCAGAGTTTTTTTGAAAAATATACTGACAACAAACGCAGTGCAGAAATACTTGCCAGCTCTGTGATTTTTACCAGCGCCAGCCAAGGTGTTGACCCCATGCAAACACTAGACGAATTTCTAAAATTACCACCTGGCGATTTAAATGAGTTTCTAGTGACTTTTTTGAATTTTAATAGAGTGGGCACAAGTTTGTTAGGATTACCTAATACCACTAGACCACTTAATAAAGTTATTCAAAGAACAATTCTGGTTTAATCTCATGGCAAGAAATTATGCACAAGGCAAGTTTCAATGTAGGAATCCTGCTAAGTACATAGGCAAAGGTCAACCAACCTATCGTTCTGGTTGGGAGATGGTGTTCATGCAATTCTGCGACAACAATCCTGCCATACTTAACTGGGCCAGCGAAAGTATCAATATTCCCTATCGTAATCCATTCACAGGCAAAAGCACAATTTATGTGCCTGACTTTCTAATAATATATGAAGATAAAAATGGGCAAAAGCATGCAGAAGTGATTGAGATCAAACCCAGCACAGAAGCCACAATGGAAAGTGCCCGCAACACTAGAGATAGAGCCTATGTTGCATTGAATCATGCCAAATGGTCAGCAGCAAATGCCTGGTGCAAGCAGCAGGGGTTGACTTTTAGAGTTATCACAGAGAATCAAATCTTTCACAAGGGTCAAAAGCGGTAAATACCGTATGACCAAAAAACTTGAACAATTGTTTGATTTACCCACCGTTCCTGATTCACTAGAAACCATAGAGGAACACCGCAGTACCATTCATGAAATTGATTTGGCTATTGACAAGATAGATGCAGCACTGCCCACAGTGCGCGATCTAGAAACAGCAGATAAAGAAATGGACGATCTAGCTGCACTGGCCAAAGATAAATTTGATGATCTAATGGATCTGGGCATGAATGTTGAACCAAGATATGCAGGCGTTATATTCCAAACTGCAGGAGTGCTACTAGGACATGCCATCACAGCCAAGCAGGCCAAATTGGATAAAAAGCTGCGCATGGTGGATCTACAGCTCAAGAAGCTGCGCATAGATCAGATGGCAGAAAAAAACTCAGACACTCCTGCGGCAGTAGAAGGACAGGGTGTGGTACTGGATAGAAATGCCCTACTAGCAGAAATACTAGGCAAACGTCCTGATATTCAAAAAGATAATAAAGCATAAATAGATACTGTATAGGATCCTGTAATGAAAACCTTTAAAACCTACTTGCAAGAAAGTGTTAGAACCTATAGTTTCCGTGTGCGTCTAGCAGATTGTGCTTGCGACGGCGAACAAATGGACAAAATAGAACAAGCATTAAGTGCATTTAAACTGGTTGATATAACCAAACCCAAGAGCATGCCAGTGGCTCGCAGCGAAGAATTTTACAAGCTAGGACCAGTTGGTCGTCATACGTTTGATGTGGTGACTGCTTATCCTGCTAATCCGCCACAAGTACAACAGGCCATTCACAACTGCTGTGGAGTACCTCTAAGTCACATCTATGTTGCTAATCTAATAGGTGATCAAATGGAGGCATTGCCAATCAGTACCAGCGAAGAAGGTGCAGTATTAGCCAACAGCGAATATCCTAAGTCTGATGGTAAAGAACAAGAGCATGTGGGACTGAAAAAAGTTGATAGTCTACTTAAAGAACTTGAGAAGAACCGCGGGGTTGCATCTCAGTACAAAGGAGTGAACGATGAAATTCTCGCGAAAGACCAGGCTAAAGAAAGCACACCTAAAACAACTAATAGCCTACCGCAAAACAATCGCAGCCCAGTCACAGACACCGGCGGCAAAGCAACCAATAAAAAAGTAAAGGCACTATAACATGAGCAAGCACAATGACATTTATAACATCTTGGGTAAACTGAATTCTTTAAAGCCTCAAGAAGAAAACAAGCCCAGTATTCTAAGAGAGTTCGCTGAACCAAAGCCTGCTGATGTTGTACAAAATCTAAATGCCAAGTATCAAGAGCACAAACAATTAAATGAATATTTTCATTTTGATATGCCTACCAGCAAGGATCGTGGCCCTCGTGACACAGGCACAGATGAACTGGCTCGTCGCGAAAAAGTTCTAGGCAAAGGTGGTTTAGGCAAGACTGGTAAGTTTGGAAAAGAATACAAAGAAAAAGATCGCTACGGTGACGGCTATAAAATTGCCGGACCAAAAGGCCATCTGCCAGAGGGCGATATGGAAGAAGGACCAGCAGATCTATTGGCTGCGGTTGAACAAGAAATCAATAACCCAGGTGGTAGTGTTGATAACTTGAGAGATGTATTGAATGCTACTTTTGGTAGCGATCGTTCTCCTCAGTTTAAAAAGGCTCGTGCTGTAATTGGCAAGTATCTTGACTTGGTAGACAACGCTGCAATGGGCAGTGAACAAGATGGTATTGCTCCAATGAGAAGCGGCAATATTGCTCGTCATATACAACAATATGACCTAACTGATTATCTACAAAATGCTGCTGCTATGTTGGATAAAACAGTTAAAGATCCAATGGGCGAAGCTGTAGATCAAGAAGGACCAGCAGATCTATTGGCTGCGGTTGAACAAGAAATCAATAACCCAGGGCGAAGTACTGATAATCTAACAGATGTCATGAACGCTACTTTTGGTAGCGATAGATCACCTGAATTTAAAAAAGCTCGTGCAGTCATTGGCAAGTATATTGATCTGGTCAATAATGCAGCAATAGGGAAAAGTGGCAATATTGCTCGTCATATCCAACAATATGACCTAACTGATTATCTACAACATGCTGCTGCTATGTTGGATAAAGTGGTT